CTCGGCCTTCTGCTGTTCCGTGGCGTTCTTGCCCAGCTCCGCGGTCTCGGCCTTCAGCTCGCTCTTCAGCGTCCGCAGGTTCCGCTGGGCTTCCTTGATTGCCTGGTTATACTGTTTCTCGCCTTCCAGGACGATCTTCTGCTTGATTTCCTTCGCCACGTTCTCACCTCACAATTTTGGCATTAACAGTAAAAAAACAGGATCGATCCGGATCCTGTTTTTCATTTAATTAAGCATATTTTCTTTCCCTGGCATTTTCTGTAAGCCTTATTTTTCAACGCTTTCCGGGTTTTCTTCCCAGGCCGTTGACCAGGTTTAACCTGGTCAGTTTTTCATTTTTGTGCCGGCTCAGCTGCCGGCTTTCATATTTGATCCGAAGGGGTTCGTGGGCGCTTCCGCGCGCGGTGCGCGGGCCGGGGATCCCGGCCGCGGTGCGTGCGCGATTCCTTGCGGAAAGCCCCCTGGTTTACTTATACTGCACCGGCATCACCGTGAAGGGCATCGGTTCCCCGTTTCCGTCCATCCCGGGGGTGTCCACGTTGTCGCCGCTCACCACCCGGCCGCTGCCCATGTAGGCCCCGATCCAGTACCGCATCTCCCAGGTGTAGTTTCCCACCGCCAGGGCCTTGGTCTGGGCGTGGGTCCATTCAATCCGGATCAGCCCGTTCTGCAGGGTGTCATCCTCGTCCGGATTATCAAGCCGGTACACCCGCTCCAGGATCACCTCGTCCCCGCTCTTCAGGCAGAAGGTGGCCCGGTCGTCTTCGGTCCAGGCTTCCCCGTCTTCCCGCTGGGCTTCCACCTCAAAGCTCCCCGTGTCGCCCTGGCGCAGCGTCACCGCGCCCGTCAGCTCCTCCACGTTAAACATTAGCGCCCCTCCTTCCGCAGCACCGCCGTCACCATGCCGTCGTCCTCGTCCCGCAGTGCCACCAGCCGCGAAAATCCGTCAAAAACCACCTTTTCCCCGCCGTTCCGGGTGTAGGTAATCTTCTTGGTCTTCCGGCTCTCCACAAGCTGCTGGAAGGCCGTTTTGAAGGCGATTCCCTGCAGGTACACAAAGAGGTCCGTGTTCGACGCCATCGCGCTGCAGTCCGGCAGCACCGTCCCGTCATTCAGTTTCAGGTTTTCCATGTTCTTCCACTTCCTCGCCCAGTTTCTCGCCCTGGCTGAACAGCTCCAGTTTCGCCGGCGCCGCGTTCAGGTCGTCCCGCACCTGCTTCAGCATCTGCCAGATCACCTGCAGGTAATTCGCGTTCTCTTCCGTTGCCGGAATCTTCAGCCCTTCCAGCGCGCTCAGCGCGATCTGGATCTTCACCGCGTTCTCGTTCATTTTCCTGTCCTCCGTTCTTTTATGCCGGCACGTCCACAAACAGCCGGAATGTCTTGCTTTCCCCGTGCACGCTCACCGTGATCAGGTAGTAGCCATTCTGCACCACCGTGGTCAGCGTGGCGTCCGCGCTGGGCTGGGTCGCTTGCCGGTTCCCCCGGGTGGCGCCGATGTCGCCCTTGTTCACGTGGGCATAGGCATAGGCCCCGGTATTGTAGTAACTGGCCCCGCCGTTCTTTGTGTACCGGATCGGGATCGTCCCGATGCCGCCGCTCCAGCTCTCGGTCCCGCCCTCCACCGCCGTGGTGAAGGTCTTCCCCTGGGGCGTCGCGGTCACCGTCAGCACGCCACCGCTCCACGATCCGTCCAGGGCGGTGGCCCGGCTAAAAGTTCCGACGTCAACCCATCCGGATCCGAGGACTGTCTGCTTCTGCAGCTTGTAGGTGTCCCCGTCACGCTGCAGCCGGATGTTCCACACTGCGGCGCCGACGCTCACGTCGTCCAGGATCAGGTTCTTCGCGTTGATCGTCCCGGCGCATGTCACCGCGCCGCTGAAGCTCGCGCCGCCGGAAACGCCGATGGATTTAACCTTCAGGACGGTCAGCTCGCCGACCTTTGTGCTGATATAGTCCGCCGTGATTTTCTTGGCGATAGTCTCGCCCAGCAGGTGGATCTTGTCCGCCTCGATCACGGCCTGGCTGCTGCCGTCGTCGTTGATGGCCACGCAGATTTCCGCGGCCTTGATGAAGTTCTGGCCGTTCTTGGTGCCCACCACCATGCCGACCTTCCCGGCCTCCACGTTCAGCTTCCCAAGCAGGCTCTCGTCCTGGCTGATCCGCTTCTCCGCCTCCAGCCGGATGGCCTCCTCATTGGCCTCGATCCGGGTCTCCTGGGCAATCACGTCGTCCTCGGTCTTGGTCACCCGGCCGTGCAGGCCTGTGCCGTCCGCGATGATCTCGCTCACCCGGCTCCAGTCCTTGTCCGCCCCGGCCCCGGCCACCGCCTCGGCCACCATGCCCACATGGGTCGTCGTGTCCACAAACCAGGCGTGGTCCTCTTCCGCTTCCTTCGCCGCGGCCTTCCCGCCGCCTCCGGAAGCCTTCTGCATGCTGTTGATAATGCTGGCCACGTCTTCCTGCAGGTTGGCCAGCGTGGCCGTGAACTTCTCCGGCTCCTTGATCTTGTCGCTCCAACTGAGCTTCGTCACCCGTTCCGTCAGGGTGATCCCCTTCTCCGGCAGCGGCACCCGGCACTTCCGGCCCACCTGGATCTTGTCCAGGGGTTCCCCGGTGCTCCTGCTCAGGTCCAGCCCGCTGATCGTAATCGTCACCAGCGGGTCACAGTGGCGGTTCAGCCGCTCCCGGGCCCAGTTCTTCAGCTTTTCCTTCGTGTCCTGGCTCTGGTCCGTTTCCACCTTGCAGCGGATCCCCCACAGCCTTTCGTTCTTGCTCAGGTAGTCCCCGTCGATGTGGATGTTGTTCTTACCGATTGGATAAAACCGGGTGTATGTCCGGCTCAGGTCAATCTGCCGGCGCATTGTCGTGATGTTCCGGCTCATCCGCATCTCGCTGCTGAACTCCTCCGGGATCTTCCGGATGTGCAGCGTGAAGGGCATGCTGTTCAGGTTATACTCCCACTGCACGTCCTCCAGGCTTCCCGTGATGGTCTCCAGCGCCGCCCACAGGGTTTCCCCGTTGAAGCTGTAGGGATTTTCCGGGTTTTCCTCCAGGTTCCCCAGCCGCCATTCGCCCTGCTTGCCCATGATATACACGGCGGCCTGCCGGGCGGTGCACCGGTCGGTCTTCACCCCGGTAATCATCTGGGGCGTCACCTCGCCGAACATCACGATGTCCTTCAGCGTATTGATCACGTGCTCCAGGGTGATCGTCCGGGTGGCGGTCTCCACCGCGTCGTTCACCGTCTTCACCCGCCACACGATGCCCTTCCCGGGATCCGTGTCGTCCTGCAGCCAGTCCCCCACGGAGATCTCCGGCGCCTCCGGTCCGCAGGTCAGCGTGGCGGTGCTGTTTCTCTCCTCCAGGTTCAGCGCCATGGTCTCAGGCGCGAACCAGCTTTTCTTTTCCAGTGTGTGGCCTTTCAGCAGGATCACGCGAACCGCCCCCTGACGTTCACCGTCAGCCTGCAGGCGCGCTGCGCCTCAAAACTGAAGGCCGTTTCCCCGGGCTTCACCGTGAACTCATCCGGCCCGCTGCGCTTTTCCAGCACGCTCCGGTAGTTTCCCTGGGCGTTCCGGATCCGGATCCGGATCACGTTCTTCCCCTGGGTGATCACGTGGTCAATCTCCAGCCGCTCGCTGCCGTCCAGCCCCAGGCTGGCGAATGTCATCGTCTTCCCGGCGATGGTGATGCTCGCGCTGTTAATCATGGCGCCGCTCCGGTTTTCCAGGATCGCGTCCGCCACCGCTTCCGCGCTCCCGCCTGTCATCAGGCTGCCGGCAGCAGCTGAGGCAACCCCCGTGCTGCCGGTGCCCGGTGTCTCTTCTGTCCAGTAGGGCACCGCGTGGGCCCGGAAGGTGATCGTGTACTCCGTCAGCCGCTTCCACAGGTCCCCCTCGCCCGGCACCGCCACCTCGTCCGCCCACAGGCGCCGGTTCGGTTTATAGTTCACCCGCAGCCAGCCGCCCTGCAGCGCCCAGGCGTTGATCTTCTCCAGCAGTTCCCCGCGGGCTTCCATGTTGTCCCGCCTGATGTTCATGCTGAACTTCACCTGCACCTCAACGCTGTCCCGGCGTTTCCCGGTCACCCGGGTGCCGTCGCCGCTGCCGGTGCTCACCGCCGTCACCGTTTCCTTGCCGGCGCCGACCTCTACCGCCTTGATGAGGATCCGCTCATCAATCTCGTCCAGCTGCACCCCGCCCAGGCTCACCCTGTGCGCCAGCTTCATCCGCCTCACCTCACAGCATCTTTCTGAATCCCTTGCCCCAGTTTACCTGCATGTCGTAATCCATCCGGATCGTGTAGTAGTCCATGATCCGCCCCGGCAGCATCCGCCGGGCTTTCTCCTCCGGGATCCCGACGATCAGCGCGTACCCGTAATACTCAACGGCCCGCGTCGGTCGCCGGTTTACCCGTTTTTTTCGTCATATGCGTCGGCCAGGGCGTCCTTCGGTTCATCGTCGGCCTCCCCGCCGTTGGTTTCGCTCTCCATGCCTTTTTCCATGGCCGCCTGGATCGCCAGGCTGATCTCCGTGATCTTCGCCAGGCTCGTGTGCCTGCCGATCACGTCCTCGGTCACGTCCTCCGGCATCCCGTCAAAGTCCCGCTGGCTGTTCGCGCAGATCACGAACAGCTTCCGCACGGTCTTGGTCATGTTCCCGCTCTTCAGCTGCAGGAAGGCCTCCTTCGTGCTGCCGTAGATCTCCTGGATCTTCTCCAGCGCGTCCAGGTCAAACCGCAGCCGGTACAGCTGCCCGTTGATCCGGACTTCCGGTTTCGCGCCTGTCTTTTCCCTGACTAAATCACTCATTTTCCTGTCCTCCTTTTTTTGTCCTTAACTAAAGAAAAAGGCCGGAAGGCCAACGCCCTCCGGCCTCTTCTTTCCATTAACCGCTGATGCCGGCATGGCCTTTCAGCCAGGCATCCGCTGCGGTTTCCGTCATGCCGCTCTTGTGGGCATAGTAGCACTTGGTGCCGCCCACTGTAGGCTCCACCAGCACGCCGTCGCCGTTGATGGTGTCGTGCTGCCAGGCCGTGCGGTCCCGCCTGGTCTCGGCGGATACGCCCTGGTGTGCGAACTGGATCTTGTAAATCCAGTAGCCTTCCCAGGTCACAGAGCCCTTGAACCGGTTGGCCATCAGGCAGCCGGCGCCCACAAAGGGCGGGTCGCTCTCGCCCAGCACCAGCTCCGCGGTGCTGCTGGATCCGACGCTCTGCAGGCCCAGCACATCCGTCTTGATGGCGTCGGTGTTGTTCACCAGCTCCATCACCATCTTCACGGCGGTGGGGATCTTCTCGCTGTCGATCAGGTGACCGTCAGCGTATTCCTTCTCGTCCGTGCGCTCCTCGGTAATCTCACACTTTGCCAGGTAGTCCTCCAGCATGGTGCCGCCCGTATAGCTGATCGCAGCAGAGCCGTCGCCGCCGGCGGAATACTTGGCATAGGTGAACTTCGCGCAGGTTACTTTTGCCATGTTGCCTTTTCCTCCTTTAACTGTTGATTTCGGCGATCAGGCGGTCGCTCTCGGCCTGCATGGCCTCTGTTACGATCTCCTTTGCCTTTTCTTCGTCCCCGGTGATGAATTTATCCCCGGTCAGGTTGACCTTGGGGTTTTTCTTCGGCCGCTTCCTGTAGGGCCGTTTCCCCTTGCCGTAGTTGATCACGTAGGCCTTCGTGGCGTTCCGTTCGCCCTTCCGGTCCAGCCCCTGGGGGTAGACCTCCGTGCTGGCGCCGCCCACGTATTCCCGGATCCCGTTGTCGCCGATGGCGTCCAGCATGTCGCTGTTCCGCACGTGCTTGCGCTTTTCCGTGTTCTCCGCCATCCGCTTCGCCGCGGCCTGGGCGCCGGCTTCCGTGATCTTCCGGATCATGGGCCGCCCCATCTTGCCCAGCTGGTTCTCGATCAGCTCGAACCCGTTCACGCTGAATCTGGCCATCCGGTTATTCCTCCGTGTCAATTTCGGGCCATTCCGGATCCGTTGCGTCATCCGGATCCTCCTCCGGATCCGTGAAGGGCAGCTCATCCAGGTCATCGTCCTCGTCGCTCTCTTCATCGTCTTCCGGATCTTCCGCCAGCGGCGCGTAGATCGTCACCGTCCAGCGCCACAGCACCTTGTTCAGGTCATACAGGTAGGCCCGGCTCGCCAGCCGCCAGCCCGTGTCGTAGACCTTGCCGAAGGCCTTCAGCACCTTCTGCACGTCCCGCTTCACCCGGCTGCCCCGGTCGCTTACGCATACCCAGATGTCCACCGTCAGCACCTGCTCGATCAGGTGCCCGTCGCCCCATTCGCTGTCATCCTGGCCCGTCAGCTCCACCGCCGCCCAGTCGTCGGGCCGGTCGGTGTCCAGCACGTCCCGGTCAAAGGTGACATAATCCACGCCGTCGTTCAGGTCGTCGATCAGCTGGTCGATCAGATCCCGCTGCGCCTCTTCCTGCTCCGGATCGATCAGGAGCTCCTGCTCGTCCGCCATGTCTTACACACCCCCGCCCTTGACGCTCCGGCACTTCAGCCGCAGGTAGTCCAGCATATAGCCCAGGTGGTTGACCTCCAGGATGTTGTAGGTCGTGCTGCCGTGCTTCACCTGCCAGCTGGTGTCGATGTCGCTCCGCCACCGGATCGTGAAGGTCACGATGTCCTCGGCGTTCACCGCGTGGGCCGCGAAAAACTCCCGGCCGCTCACGTCGCTTTTGGCGGCGTACACGGTGGCCTGCTTCGCGTAGGTGGTGTTCCGCCGCCGGTGTTCGTCCAGCGTGGTCACCGGCTTCATCAGGTCCACCGGGTGCCGCAGGTCGCCCGCTTTGATTGCCATACGCAGGCCCCCTTTACTGGCCGCCGGCCGGCTTCCGCAGCTGGTGCACGCTGGTCACGATGTACAGCGGCACCGCCGCGTTGGCGTCCGCGTTGCCGCGATTGTCATACATCCAGGCCGCCAGGTTTGCCGCCCAGAAGACGTACAGGTCGTTCCCGTTGTCCTCCGGTACCCCGGCTTGTTTGTACCACTCCACGGCCGCGCGGTAGCACATCTCCAGCACGGTGTCCGTCTCCGCCGGATCCGCTCCGGCAAACCGGCGCACCATGTCCATGATGTCGTTTCTCTCTTCGGCCATGGTTCTCACTCCTTACTTCCCGGTGGTTTTCTTCGCCTTCTGGCCGGCGGTGCCGCCTGCCTTGTCGGCAGTGCTGCCCGCTTTTCCGGTTTTGCCTCCGGCGCTGCCGGCGGCCTTCAGGGCTTCCACTTCCTTTTCCAGCTG